CGCATCGAAGCCTTTGGCTGCAAGTTGCGCATCTCCAGCCTGCTCAGCATCGATCCAAAGGGCGCCGCCAAGAACACTCACAAGATCCCGTATGACGTCACCAGCCCGGACTTCGTGAAAATCAACGGCGTGCCATACCTCGACTCGACCGAAATTGAAGGGCTGAGCTGATGGTGGACTGGTTCGATCGCGCTCAGGCGCTTGAGCAGCTGCAGCGGGACAAGGCCATCGAGGCCCAGCTCGCCTGCAAGCGTCCGTCCGGACCGAGCCGGACTCACTGCGTGGACTGTGATCAGCCGATCCCGGAGAAGCGCCAGGCGCAGGGCGGCATCATTCGCTGCGTGCCTTGCCAATCTTCCGTCGAGAAAGGACTGCGCCGATGAACGCTCGGACCACTCCGAAAGCTAATTTGGAAAGCCGTTTCGCGGTGCTCGAACACCGCATCAGTGACCTAGAGGACCGGCACGCGAACGTACCGACGCGTGTCACTCGACTGGAAGGCGAGTTCGAACACATGGCCGTCCAGCTCTCGGATCTGAACGATGGCCAGCGCGAGCTGACCGCCACCGTTTCCGACATCGGTACCAAGGTCACGCGAATGCTCGCGGTCCTGACAGTCCTGGGCGTCGTTGCGCAAATGGTCGGCCCGGCCTTGCTGCGGATCCTGTTCCCATGAGCCTGCGCAACAAGATTGCCGCCGGCACCCTGGTGCTGGTCAGCGCGCCCTTTATCGCATTCCTCGGCAAGTGGGAGGGCACTGGCCAGAACACGGTGTATGCCGACGCCCTCGCTCGGGGTCTGCCCACCGTCTGCCTGGGCATCACCAAGCACTCCAGCCCTTATCCGGTGATCGTGGGTGACTACTGGTCGCCGGCGCGTTGCGCCGAGGTGGAGCAACTGGTGATCAAGAAGGGCCAATTGGCGTTGGCCGATTGCCTGACCAATCAGGCGATCGGGCAGAACACGTTCGACGCCTTGAGCAGCCATAGCCACAACGTTGGTGTGCCGGCGACGTGCGCGAGCCGCGCTGTCGGGTTGATCAACGCGGGCCATATCGCTGCCGGCTGCAAGGCGTTGGCTTGGGCACCGGATGGCCGTACCCCGGTCTGGTCTTACGTTACCGATGCCCAGGGCAAGAAGCGATTCGTTCCCGGGTTGCACGCCAGGCGCATCGACGAAGCGGGGCTTTGCATCAAATGACGATCGCACCGATGCGCCTGGCCGGCGTGCTGCTGCTTGCCAGCCTGTTGACCTACGTCCTGTTCGATTACGTGGCCGATCAGCGTGACGACGCCCGTATCGAACGCGATGACGCCGTGCGCGAGCTGGGCACGGTCAGCACCGAGCGCGACGGTCTGCTCGAAGCGGCGCGCATCAGCGGCGAAATGCTCGCTGCTCGCGATGCCAACGATTTGAAACACACCCAGGAGCTGAAAAATGCGCTCGACCTCAATAAGGCTCTGCAGCGGGATGTTGCTCTTGGCGCTCGCCGGTTGCTCGTCAAAGCCACCTGTCCAGCCGCCCCAGTCGCCGCCCATTCCGGCGCCGGCGGCGTGGCTGATGCTGGATCCGCCGAACTCGCAAGAGACGCTCGATCGGATTATTTCACCCTCCGAGACCAACTCGCCTTAACCCGGCGAATGGTGCTCGGCCTGCAGGACTACATCCGCACGGTGGTGCAACGCACGCCGGCGAAACCTTGACCATTTCCTTCAACAAACCTCAACGGATAGACCCATGACCAACGTAAATCGCGACATCACCCTGGAAATCAGCGGCACCGACTTCGTGTTCACCCTGACGCCTCAGGACGTGACCAAGTACTTCAACGCCACCACTCAGGCGAACAAGGTTTCGCCGGCGACCAACCTGTTGATGGGCACCATCAAGCCCGACCAGAAAGCCGATCTGAAACCGTTCCTGGCCAACCCGGTGACGGTGATGGAGCTGGCCGGCGCGCTGCTTGAGGAGTACTCGCCGGATCTGGGCATCGTCGTAAAAAAGTCCTCGAGCACGCTGACGGCTTAAAAGAGGACGGGCTGGGCCAGTTTCTGGCCCTGACCAATCGCTGGCTGCCGGGTGCCGAACCGACCATCGAGAACATGGGGGTGGCCAAGTGGCTGGAGGACGAACACTGGAGACGGATGGAGATTGCCGTGGCAAACGGCATCGCCTTCGCGCTGAACGGATAAAACCCCATGGCTGACCGCAGTGCCCGCTTGGCCTTCATCCTGAGCCTGACCGACAAGGTCAGCGCGCCCCTGGGCAAGGTCAAAACCAGCTTCACCGACCTGGCCGATAAGGGCGAAGCCAACATCAAACAGATGGGGCTCGGTCTTGGCGGCATGGTTGGCGCCGCCAAAGGCATCAGCGAATCGCTGCAGCCGGCTTTGGAAATGAATCGCGCCCTGGGTGAAGTTCGCTCGCTCGGTGTCGCCGAGGACGCGCTGACGTCGCTGAATCAGAAAGCCCTGGAGTTCTCCGTGAACTACGGGGCCAACGCTCGTGACTTCGCGGCCTCGGCCTACAGCATTTCAGGTGCGATCAAGGGCCTGGCCGGCGACCAGTTGGCCACGTTCACCAACACCAGCAATCTGTTGGCCAAGGCCACCAAATCGGACGCCGAGACCATGGGTGCCTACGTCGGCACCATGTACAACCTGTTCAAGACATCGGCCGACACCATGGGCAAAAGCCAGTGGGTCGAAAAGCTGGGCGGCCAGACGGCATTGGCCGCGCAGCTGTTCCGCACCGACGGCGCACAGCTCAAGGATGCGTTCAAGGAAGTCGGGCAGATCGCCAACACCGCCGGCGTCGACATCGCCGAGCAGTTCGCGGTGATCGGCACGCTGAGCAGCACCATGGAGGGCGGCGACGCCGGCGGCTTGTACAAGTCGTTCTTCGAAAACATCGGCGCCGCGTCTGAAAAGCTCAAGATGAAGTTCACGGATCAGAACGATCAGCTGATGCCCATGGCGGACATCTTGGCCAAGCTCGAGGGCAAGTTCGGCGATCTGACCAGCGCGGCCGCCGGCACCAAACTGACGGAAGCGTTCGGCGGCGAGGGCGCCCGTGTAATCAACGCTCTGGCCAAGGACACCGATCGATTCAAAAACGGTCTGGATCAGTTGGGCAAGGTCCGAGGGCTGGAGAACGCGGAAAAAATGGCCAAGGCCATGGTCGATCCGTGGCAACAGTTCGGTGCGGCAGTGGAGGCGTTGCGCACGGCTTTCGGTCAGGCGTTGATTCCGATACTCGCTCCGCTGATGGACAAGCTTGTGGGCATTGCCGGCACGCTGACCCGATGGACGCAAATCTTCCCCAACATCACGCGGGTGATCGGCATCGTCACGCTGACCATTCTCGGGATCATCGCGGCCATGTCACTGCTGACTTTTACCGTCGGCGCGGCGCGTATGGTTTGGTTGGCTATCGTGTCCGTCTGGAAAGTCGTGCAGTTGCTCAACCTGCGAGCGATCGCAGGCTTCGTCCTGCAGGCCGCTGTCATCGTGATTTACGTCGCGGGCCTGACCTTGCTGTACACGACGATGGGGATCATTCGCGGCGGGATGCTGCTCTGGCAGGCGGCTATCTGGCTGGTCAACGCCGCGATGTGGGCTAACCCCGTTCTGCTCATCGTTGGCGGCATCTTGGCGTTGATCGCCGTCGTGACCCTGGCCGTTGTGTATTGGGACGAATGGACCGCCGCGCTGATGAACACTGCTGCGTTCCAGTGGATCTCCGCTCAGTTGCAGGCACTGTCTGACTGGTTCGGCTCGATCGGCGGATGGTCCGGCATGGCGTCCGCAGCCTGGGACGGCATCGTCGCCATTTTCCGCAGTGCCATCAGCGGCCTGATCGAACTGATCAACAAGATTCCGGGCGTCGAAATCGATGCGAGCTTTGGTGATCTGCCCAAGGCGCCAGATCTGCCCGGCATGACACCGCCCCTGGTCACCACACCTTCACTGGCCGAACAGGCCGAACAAGCACGCCAGCGCATGAACGCGGGCGGCGCCGGTGGACTGTCGCCTATGCGTCCGAACGCCGTGCCGCCAGGCGGGCTGCTGACCAGCATTCAGAACAACAGCAACAGCCAGAACAAGGGCAACACCGTGGAAAACGTGAACATTCACACCAGCAAGCCGATGACGCCGCTGGAGCTGGAAAACATGGTCTCGATGGCGGTGGGAGGATGAGCGAATACATCGACCTGCTGATCATCGACAACGACCTGGCACTGGATCTGTCGCAGCAGCCCAACCTGGTCGACGACCGTGCCTGCATCGCTCAAGACATCGCCCACATGATCCGCGACAGCGGACTGCTGGTCACCCTGGTGGCCGAGCGCGATCGGCTGCGCCAGCGTGACTGCATTCAGCAGCTGGAACTGTTGGTGGAGAACGACGAGCGACTGGTGCCAGGCACTGCGCAGATCTCCCAGCTGCAGCCAGGTCAGTACCTGGTGACGGCCACCACCCTGAAATTCGGAAGTATCGAGGTGAATCTTTGAGCGACGTGGACTTCAAGCAGGCGCTCTCCGACGCCGGCATTCCGACCACCGAGGCGGCACTGCGCCAGGCGTGGGAAAAAGAGGTATTGGCGCAAGGCAGCAAGCTGAGTAACACCAGCGCCTACTCGCCGTTCTGGCGTGTGATCACTGCCCTGGTGACAAAGCCGGTCATGTGGATTCTGACGTTTCTGGTCGAGACGGTGTTGCCGAACTTTTTCGTCAAGACAGCGACCGGCGCCTGGCTGGAAATGCTCGCGTGGGCAGTGAACGTTGAACGCAAGGGAGCCAGCAAGGCTTCGGGCTTTTTGCTGTTCACTCGCACGGCCGCCGGCGGCGCGCTGGTCGTGCCGGCCGGG